ATCGCCTGCTTGAGGTGTATATCCATCACCAGCCGGATGCCATGCTCCCGCAGCGGCTGCCGCATCCATAATGGAAGGAACATATCTTGGTACGTCCTTTCCGAAGGTTTCCTTAACAGAATCCGCAAACAACTTGCCACAGTCCGTAGCCCAAGAACCATCGGCGCCTAGTGAGTAGGCCTTGCCAAGTTGAGCATTAGCTGCAGCTAATACGCCGGAAGCTTCACCGCTACCACCACCTACGCTATTAAGCCCCGCTGCGGAACGAATAATATCTCGAATGTTCTTATTATTCGATTCATATTGATTCTTAGCGTTGAGCTTATCGATTTCGTACTGACTACCGTCAATCTCCAACGATTGGAGCGTTAGGCTTCGAATCATGTCGTTAAGACGTTCCACGGAGCTAGCTAATTTTTCAGCCGCTTGTTCTGCTTTCTTAGCTGCAGCTTCTTGGGCCTTCGCCGCTTTGCCAGCTTCCTCATTAGCCTTATTAATGGCTTCGTTATTTGATAAGCCGTTCTTAGCGTTCTCGATTTCCTGGTCTAACTTGGCCTGTTCCTCTTCAGCTTTCTTCTTCGCCGCGTCAGCCTCTTCTTTAGCCTTCATCGCAGCGTCAATTTGAGCGCCTTCCTCCTTAGTGGCTAGGCGGTCGTTCTTAATCAAGCCGAAGAAGGAACTATCCTCAACCCAGTAACGGCCATCATGGTTCGCCATGTAGGCTTCACTTGTACCCTTATCGGAGTTTAGATTCCGATGGGCTTTCATACCATTGACTTCAACACCGAGGTCAGTACCTTTGGTGCGCTCCTTATATCGGTAGTCAAGTAATGCTTTACCGGCTAAGGCGATAGCACTGGCCAAGGCTACCCAAGGACCTGCAGCCGCTAATGTAGCAAGTCTCATGAATTTCAATGCCGTCGTTACGGACTGAATTACAGTAACAGCGATACCAGCTTCAAAACTAAATTTCACTACCCCCGAGATAGCTTCCTTCTGTTCAGAGGCCATACTACTATAGGACTTTGTCAAGTCGATAGCCCATTGCGTATAGTCCATAATCACTGGCAATAACTCTTGACCAATCATGATGGCCAAACGCTTACCGGTTTGTTCCATGTCCTTTAATTGGCGATTAAACTGCGCTGATTTCTTAGCCGCTTCATCGTCAATAATAAGGCCCATAGCACGTGCCCGGTCCTCGACTTGCTTCATCGCCTCCGCGGACATATTCAACATGCCGTGGAGTTGGTACCCGGTTTTACCAAATAATTCCATTTCGACGCGAGTCTTTTCCGCGCCATCCTTCATGCCTCTTAGGCGTTCTTGGATAATCTGGAATACTTCAAGAGTGTTCTTCCCTTGAATCTGATCAATACTAATCCCTAACCGACTGAACATATCTGTCGCAAGCTTCCCCTCAGCCGAGGCTGTTTGCATTTTATCTTGTGCGTTTGATACCGCCTTCGCAAACTTGGCAAACGCCGTAGTGCTTACGTCGGTAGCTACGCCCATATAGTTGGCCACGGAGATAAAGGTACTAGCTTGCTCAGCCGTGGCACCTGTTAAGGACTGCATTTTCTTAACTGATAAATTCCAGTCGAGTGCCTCTTTGGCAAGCTTTGACCCCAGACCGGTGATACCCGCACCCGCTCCAATGGTCAACATCTCTGTTTTTAATTTTGCGAGCTCCGCAACTGTACCCTTAGAGGCGGCTGCGATTTTCTCTAAACCGGCTTGTGTATTCTTATCGGTCAGTTGCACTACGATATCTACCACGTTATTCGACATCCTTATTCATCGCCTCCATTTCTAATCCCTCTAATATCCACATGAGGTTGAATAACATCGGGCCCAGGTTGATATTATTCATTTCCGCAACTGTGCGGATAGCCGGATAATCGAATCCTGCTAGCCCTCCTGTGTGATATATGCGTTGACTGCGTGATAGGGTATACAGTTTCATAGCCAATTTCGTGCCAAATAATAGGTGCGGAGGATTGTATTCACACTCCGAACAGTCGAAGGACTGCCGGGTGGCGGATTGTAACTCCCTACACCCTTGGCAATACTTCGGACGGTCAGAGGACATCCACCCCCACACCTCTTTTAGTTTTTTTCCGTTGCATCTTGTACCTGGAAGGTAGCGGTAATAACTTTGCCTGCAAAGTCCATAGCTTCCTTATCAGATACAGTATTAAGGTCCTCATCACTGAGGCCATATACATCCATCAAGATGAACCGCATAATGTCACGGCTACGAATGATACCTGCCAGTTGATCATCTTCTTCGACTGGGCAATATACGAAGTCCAATCCTGCTTTAATCAACATTTCACGTTCCGACCATGTGAGGGCTCTTGCTTTTAGTTCCTTACCTTGAATCTTCATACTTACCTCCTATTAATACGATGCTTGCGTATTAGTTAATTCGAATAGCACGGCGGATTCTTCAGAATCGTCGCCATAGTATGCTTTGAACGGCATTTCGATGTTAACGCCTTTAGGACCATCGATACCTGGGGAGTTACGTTCGTAAATCAATTCAGGTAATTTGATAACCAAAGAGTTAGTGCCTTTGGTGAGTGTCAATTCAAGGCTAGATTCTGTGCCATTTACGGCTTTGTTCAAAAGGTCCATGTTTTGGAAGAACGCTTTCAATGTACCGGACACACCGACGATACCTGTATCGATATAGGTACGGAACCCTTTATTACCGATAGCATAGGAATCACCATCCAAGCCGAAATCAATGTTAAGACTTAGGGACAATACGTTAGCAACTGTCACTCCACCTTCTTTGATTGTGGCTTCTAGGTTTTCAAATGGAGTAAATGCAATTTGAGTAGGTGCTGTATCAAATGGCACTGCCGCCATTGTTTCCTTACATCCCATTACGTCGATAGTGGCTGTTAACTCGGAGTCACCACCAAAGTTAAGCGCCATCTTATTCATACGAACACCGCTAAATTGTTGATATGTGCTGATATCCTTATAACCTTGCTCGAATGTAGCGGATGGCATATCCGGACCGATTTTGAATACATGCTTATGCGCGGAACCTGCACCGGCTGTGGAAGTTGGAGCCCCGAAAGCGAGTTTCAACCAATAGCCGAAGCCGATTACATCGACCGGTGGTGTAATACTGCCGGATGCATCGATGTTACCACGGCTAGGTGCCGCAGGATTACGTGTACCACGAATTACATTAGAATCATTTAGATTTTGACTTGCTTTTAAAGAGGAGCTAATGATTGGCATAACCACGCCACCGGTGGACGGTGTAACGCCAAAGTCAGTCTCAAAAGCCATTGTTAATTTGGATTGTGCGCCTTGCGCACGTTTAGCTACTGCCATGTTATCCTCCTATTAATATTCAACGTGACCGCCGATTACGTGCGGTATTTCTATTGTGAATGTGGCCTTTCCTGGATACACAGGACGCCAAGATACATTATCCGTTTCATAGTCAATGTTAATGACTGGATAATTAGGGTTGACGGCCATAATACATTCAATGAGTAGCTGTCCGAGTTCATCAGTTTCAAAGGCCCCGGTATAGGTAATGACACGGCCATTACGCTCCGCTTCCTTCCGATGTACGCCCCATACGAGTTGGAGCGTGTACGAATAGGAATCCGCAAGCCCTTCGGACTTACTATCCATAAGGACTATAACGCATGGGCAATCCTCCTCGAGGGGAGCCCCTGCATCGTCATAACCTACGAATATTGATAGGTCCTTACCGTACTTTTCTTGACAGAACTCATTGATATGATCATTATCCTTAATAGCCTCAACCCAACGATTCGCAATCACTGCGAGTGGAATTGTTTGCATAGCTACCTCACTTTGTATACTCGATTACTGGAGCCCCATGAGGTATTACCGAGTGCGTACTCACCTATTTTCTTTTCAAGGAACGGTACTAGCTTTGGCTGAAGTGCATTACGCATCGGTCCGAAGGTTTCACGAGGTTTAATGGTGAAGGTCGTTTTCCCCTTGGCCAACTGGAACCCATGCGCGAATAGTTTCTTACGCATGTTCTCTGTTATTTCCTTGGTGTAACCCTTCTCTATCTGTTCCCCTAATTTCTTAGCAGAATTAGATAACCATCCAACTTTGACCGATTCAGACTTAGCGTCGTACTGGTATCCTACGGCCCGGTACATTTTGCCAAGAGGCGTATATCCAACTGTGCCGGCTTTTACACCACTCGCGATAAGTTCATCACGAGACTTATGTGTCCAGCCTTCGCGGTCAGCTTTGCCTCCTTTTCTATAGGCTCTTCTAACTTTAGCGCCGAATGCTGCTTCGAGTTGTGCCCTCATAGCCGGTGGCATAAAACTGGCGTATTTCTTACCGCCTGGCGCTCCAGATTTGATACCCTCCTTGATAGCCTTAGACATCATGAAGCCCATGGACTTCATCGCCTTACGCATCCAGTCTGGTTTCGTTTTAGCGATAAATTCAAGATACGGTGTAGCTCCATCATTAATGGTGATAGGCTCATTACTCATGGTCTCACCGTCCTTACGTTGGCCACGATTTCTAGGCAATGCATCTTATCGTCGCTATCGGAGATATGATCTACGTACCACTTCTTGCCATGGATGTAGATTTCATCCTTCGTCTTAGGGAGTGGTATATCTTTGGTTCGTATCCATATCTTAGCCTTATCAGCTAATCCGGTTACGAAGCCTGAGCCCTTGCCATCGTACTCACCGATTTCCACGCTCGCCTTGATGGTCTTACCTTCATATGTGATTTTCTCACCAAATGCCCCCAAGAGGACGTTTTCATCGTATGTATACATATTTATACCTCATAGGTTTAACGGGGGCGTAGGGCCCCCGTCATCCTCATAATATGGCTATTACTATGCGCCGGCTTTAACAGATTGCACTAGCATAACTGTAACAGTATCTTGCGCAGCAGTTTTAGGCGCTACTGCGATGCCTAATGGTTTACCACCAGTTTTAACGGCTTTATCTGTTAAGAAATTAACTGTATCGCCAACGTCAAATGTATCAGTTTTATTAGCTGTTACTTTGAATACGCCGGTTACTTTAATGGCGCCGACTTCACCGACTTTTAAATCTGTGATAGCCACACCGTGAAGTGCGCCAGCTTCTACGATATTACCGGCTTTGACTTCTGCAGTTGCAGTAATGTCAATGCGGTCAGTTTCTTGTACGAATTGTGTCATCATATATCGTTACCCCCTAATTATTTACCAGCATTTTTGTAAAGGCCACGGAAATCAAGTGCACGTACGCCTACGTCCAATGCAACTTTATATTCGATACCATCCACATCAAAGCCTTGACGAGTTTCTAAGCGTGGAGCTTCTACACCGTTCAAGAATGTAGTTTCAATAGTATCGTGTTGAGTTGCATCCGCTACTAAGTACCATGCATCTGGGTCAGTGATTTCTGCATCAGCGATAACAGTGAATCGACCTTTGTATGGGTTAAACACACCGGAGTTAACACCTGCCACGTCGGCAGTGGAGTTCATGAGTTGGTATGCTACCATTTCAAGTTCAGGTGGAACGATTAAGTATTTAGGTGTGATGTTAAGTGTAGCAGTGCCTTGGATACCCTTTTGACGGCGCATAGCAGTTACTGCTTTAGCAATAGCTTTGACAGATAAAGCTTCGCCTGTGGATGCAACGTTACCGTGTTTGCTGTTAAACAATGCAACGCCATCGTCCATCACTACGTCACCAGTCAATTGAGCATATACCATTTTGTTCACCAAGCGTTTAGCTGCGGAACCAAAACGAGTTGCGATAGCGGAGAACATTCCAAGGTCATCGTTGATGATTGCTTGACGTGTTAAGCTGAATAATTTGCCGTAAGTAGCCACTTTAGTACGCGCGGAAGCTTCCTTGAATGTCATAGCTTTGAATTGGCTACCTTCTGGAACTAATTCCAAGTCACCTGCTTCAGACAACGCTACGCGTGTAGCTTCCTTGAAGTCACGATTAGAGCCTTTACCCGCCCATAATTGGTAAGTAGTTTCTGCTTCGTTAAAGCCGTTCATTACGGATTTATTCGCTAAGTTGGACATGATAGCAGGGAATGTGGATGTGGAGTTAATAGCTTCACGAGCCAATTCCAAATTATCGCCAAAGTTAGCACGAAGGCCTTCACGTTGTAATGCTTCACGTGCTAATTCAACTAAGGAATGTGCGCGTAATTCGTTAGCACCTGGTGCCGGTTCAGCTACTTGAATGCCTGCCGCCATTAATACTGCATCTTGTGCAGCTGCACGGAATTTATCGGATTCAGATTCGCCCATTTTAACGGACACGCCTGCGTTACGTGCGCGTAATTGGTCCATAACCATTGCACGTGCTTCGTCAACGGATTTGCCCAATACGATTGCTTCGTCTGCGCCTTCAACGTCGAAGTCGCGGAACATAGCTGTAATTTCAGAAGTACGTTTACGTTCTTCTTCCATAGCTTTAGCTAATTGTTCCTTTGTGATACCGCCTTCAACTGGAGCGGATTTCACTTCTGGAGTTTCAGTCAATTTTTCTTTTTCATCCATACCTTTTTGTTCCTCCTGTGTGTCAATACTTGTATGAATTTGAATATCATCTGCACTGCGACCTACGCCGACCGTAGGGTCTGCAGGTACGGATACAATGCTGATTTCTAAAGGTTCCCAATCAGTGATGACGTATGCGGGGCCTGTGAAACGGCCATTCGTAGATGTAGTACTATCATCTTCTAACACTTCATAGCGTTTAATAGTGTAACCAACGCTAACACCTTGAAGCGTACCGGATTGGACTTTCTTGAATATGGCGTCGGATTGTTCATCTTCATCAAAGCGTACTAGCGCTTTACCCCGATTATCTTCAATCCACACCTTTTCGATGTGCCCCACGACCGCATCACGATCATGGTTAAATAGCACGGTGCCTAAGCCATCGTTAAATCTATCGAGATTGATACATTCTTCATCATGGCAAAGGATTTCATCGCCGAACCAACGGCCATATGGCGTTTCGGAGGAGAAGGAAAGTTCTACCGTCCGATTGTCGGAGTCGACTTGGTCAATCGTAGATTCACGGCAATAGTTACCATAAATGCTACGTTTTTCATTTTCGTCCATTGTTAGCCATCAGCTCCTTCCTGTGATTGTTGGACGTTATTGTCACTATCTGGGTCCATCAATGGTTGCAACTCACTGGAATAATCAAGTAACACACCGAGCTCCTTGGCTCTATCCTGTTCGAGTTTCCGTTGTTCAAGAACTTCTTCCCAATCACGCCCAGATGCTGCGCACACATCCTCTAAGGTTGTAAGGCCAGACTTGATAGCTTCCTTATTGGCGGACACTTCCTTAACTGGGTCTATCCAAGACCAACCTGGTGCAAGCCAAGATACTTCCTGGTACTTGTCTTTGTT